TTTACAGAAACAAACATTGTTGGAGAAATAGAGTCAGGAAAATATAGAAAAGGCAGATTTGCTGTTAACTATTTAACACCTGGTTCGCAAGTGTCTAAGCCAGTCAATAATCTACCATATCAATTATTTCAACAAGTAGATAGACTTGAAAGACATTTGCGACTTGGTGCAGCTTATCCAGTATCTGATGATGGACAATCTCCTAACGCATTTGTTACAGGTAGAGGACTAGAAGAACTAGGACAATCTGCATCACTTCATGTAAGAGAATATCAAGGAATATTACAAGAAGCATTACAAGAACTAGATGCTAAAAGATTAGAATATGATGAAACTATGTTTCCTGGAGTTCGTAAACCTATTGCAGGTAGGCACAAAGGAACTGCGTATAAAGAATCTTATACACCTACATCAGACATAAAAGAAGTTTATGAAACAAGAAGAGTGTATGGCGTAATGGCAGGATTTGATGAGCCACAAAAAATAATTACAGGGTTGCAATTAAAACAACAAGGAATTATTGATACGCAGACATTACAAGAAAATATGGATGGATTAGATAACATTTCTAAAATTCAACAACGAATATCTGCAGAGAAAGCAGAAACAGTTTTGTTCGAATCTCTAATGTCACAAGCAGCACAAGGTAACCCTAAAGCTACTATGGCAGCAATAGAAATAAGAAAAGACCCACAGAAGATGTCAGAGATACTAGATAAATTTTATACAGCAGAAGGTGAAGAACCTAGTCCAGAAGAACAAGCATTACTTGGACAAGGAGGACCACAAATTCCTGGAGGTCCAGGTGGTCAACCTGCAGGTATAGAACAAGTGTTAGGTGCATTAGCAGGAGGTCCTGGTGGACAACAATAAAGTAACAAATATATTTTTTGACATGATTAATCAAGAAGATTGGTCAGAAGATGTATTTACAGGAACAAAAGAAGATGAAGAGATGGTTGTTGCAAAACAATATATAACTTTACCTACACCACACCCACACTTTTTTATACATTTAACATTTGAATACGAATTCAATCCAGAGTTAGGAAAAGATTTATGGTAAGAAAAAGCAAAGCGTTAAAAGAAGCAACTGATACTGACATGACAGGTGGAGGTGCATATCAAGATATTGTTGCACCACCAAGAAAAGAAGGCGACCCAACAGGACAAACAACTGCTATAGAAAATCAAATAGCTGCAGTTGGTGGTACACCGCCTATGGATGGTGGTCCTCCAGGTGCAATACCAGGTCCTAGACCACAACCTATGTCTTTATCAGCACCTACACAAAGACCTAGCGAACCTGTTACTGCAGGTATTCCTTTTGGTCCAGGCAACAATGGTCCACAACCAATTACTACAAATACAGTAGATAATTTTTTGATGGCAGCAAGAGAGGTATTTCCAGACCCTATATTTGACCAATTATTGGATTCCTAAATGGTCAAGCCATATATTTTTATACCACCTGAATTAGAGGAATATTACTCTCAACAATCTACTGCTAACAGAAAAGAAGTAGAGTTATTTAAAAAACAAATTACTCCTGAATTAGCACAACAAGTTGCAGATGTAAGTCGTGCATATCCTACGCTAGATAAAAGATTAGTGTCTTACTTACCACAAATGGGTGTAGATGCAGATGATGAATTGTTGTTAGATATAGCAGCTAAACAATTTTCTTCACAAGAAAAACAAGATAGAGAAAAAGTATTAACAGATGTAAATCGATTTAAAAGATTTACTCAAATGTCGGACTTAAAACTTACACAGGGATTTGAATGGGTATCAAGAAGTTTTAAATCTGCTGCAGTTGCATCACAAGCTACAGATACACCATTATTAGAAGGTGTTTTAAAAAGTGGTCTTTCAGGTTTTGCTTTGCAAAAAAATGGTCCAGACCAACTAAGAAGAAAATTATTAGGAGATACTTTTGCTGATGCGTATAACGAATCAAAAGAAAAATATGGTCCAACAAGATACACACGAGCAAAAGAATCACAAGAAAAATATGGTGTAAGAAACTTAGGTACTGGGTTTTTTGCAAACAGTTTAGATTTAACACAAACAGAAGGATATAGACAAGCACTAAATTTAGGTTACAGTCCTGCTAGAGCTAAAAAAGAAGCAGCAAAAATATATGGTGATTCTGTTACACAAGATTTTGCTAAAGATGAAAATCAATTTAAATATGACACAAAAGTAGCAGGAGATGTCAACATATCACCAGGTAGAATACTTGCAGGAACATTTGCACCACAGGGTTCTGTAGGTTATTCGTTAACATCAGCATTAGTAGATGGTGTATTTAGATTAGGTGCTGACCCTGCAAACTTGTTATTTATGTATGGTTCAGGTGTTAAGACAGGTGCAAGAGCAATATTGTCTAATGCAGAAAGAGCAGCGTATGTTAATAAAACTACAAAAGCAGGTAGAGCAATAAGAACTATAGCACCTGGAAAAACAGGTAAAGAAGCTAGAAGGCAAGTGTTTGGAAAAACTGCAGATGAAATATTAGATTCAAGGTGGGGTAAAGATTTTATTACAGGGTTAACTAAAAATGATTCTATTGCACATTTGAACGATATACCACAACTTAGAAACATAGACCCTTATGTTAAAAAATTATTAGTAGGTGTTAAAGATGAAGATGTTATGCGTGAAGTTGTTAAAAGTCTTATGCGTGGTGGTGATTTAGAAGGTATATTACTAGCACCATATTCTGGTACTTTCTTTAATGCAAAAGTAATGAATGAGTTAATTAATACAAGACCACTTAATAAATTACCTATGCAACCAAAAGCATTATCTGTTTTAGCTAATAATTTAGCAGAAGCAATAACTGGTGGTTCTGCAGATATAGCACCACTTCGTAGAACAGTAGGTGCGTTAATAGGTAAAAAAACAAACAACCAATTTGGTGGTGTAGTTGGTTTAAGTGGACAACTTACAGGTGTGTTACCAGTAAAACTTAAAAGAGCATTTGGATTAGCACCTACAAGAATTGCATCTATAAATCTTATGACAGAAACAGCAGATAACTTAGATAGGTTAATGAAAGTTTCTGGTGCAGGTTATAAAGAAAGAGATGAAATTATATTTCAATTATTAAAAGCTAAAAATCAACAAGATGTAAATGGTGTAGTCAATAGTGTATTTAGAACAATGACTAAGTCTATAAAAGATTCTAATCCTGATTTAGTTGATGAAGGTGAAATATTTGATTACATAACAAAAGTGTTTCAAGATGAAAGCAGAGAGAGAATGTACTTTTATGGTGAAAAAGGAATACCTATGCAATTTCCTGGCACAAAAGTAAATACATCATCTTTTGTAGATGAAGCAGGAAATATCATTGATGAAGTAAACGAAGCAGTACCTACAGCTTTTTCTTTAAGAGAAATGGCAGAACATTATGCTGTATTACCAGATTACCAAGATTTATTAAATGCAACATCTATGTTTTATAGAGTTGTTGGTCCAAAAGGTAGTCGTATGAGAGAAGCATTTAGTAAAGCTACAACATGGGAAGATGCACAAGAAATACTTAAATTTGCAAAAATACCTAGAAGAGGATTTGAAAAATCATGGCGTACTGGAGGTATAGAACGAATAGCACCTGAAGGCAGACTTCGTTTTATTTACAATGACATAATACAGCAAAGAGCTTTAAAACCTATGTGGATGCTTAGAGCAGCATTAGCAATTCGTGTGCCTGGAGAAGAACACATGAGAATGTTTTTTAAAGGTGCACCTTCTTTAGTTAATCATCCATACGAATATCATTTGTTAAATCCATTTATGAAAAAAATGTTAGGTAGGTCAGACCATCCTACAATATCTTTAGTTGATGCAAATAAAGAAGTTTTGTACACAACAAGAATAAACAAAGATGAAGTATCTGATGCACTAGAATTATTAGGTTCAGATGAATTTTCTGATGGTTTGAAAAAAGTTACATTTCCTGAAATACAACAATTAATTAAAACAACTAATTTAGGTGTCAACATAGAAGGTCAAGTTGGTACTCGTTATCTCAAAGCAGCGTTTGAAGGTAATGATGCTAAGTGGTGGGAGTTTGAAGATATAGGAGAACTTAAAACACTTACAGATGATGGTGTTATAAACAGAAAAACAGTTGATGAAGTTGGTAATCAGTTAGGAGATATTGTGACAAGTGGTGAATCACAAGGTGGTTCTGTAGCACTTAACAGTAAAAATAAAGCTAGGTACGAAGGTAATGTTATAGCTTATGTATCTCCTTACAAACCATATCAAAGAATTATTAGTGATGAGTATTTAAACAACCAGGCATTGATAAATAACACTGACAGAAAAAGTGCATTAAAAGTAATACTAGAAGATTACATAACTGACCCTAAAGTAAAAAGTTTATTAGAAAAAGAAAATCATGTGTTTGGATATTGGTGGGATGATTCTACAAAACAATGGTTTTTTGACATTAGTGTTGCTATGCCAAAAATTACAAAAGAAGGTGATTTAGCACTTAAAGACACAATACGACAAATACAAAACTCTATGATTATAGGAATCAAAGGACATCAAAAATCTATATTTATTCCTAGAGATGTGATTGACAGTTTAGGTAATGCAGTTCCTAAAGAATTAAACGATTTGTTATTTGAAGTAGATGAAGGTTATTTAATTAGTCTTGTAGACGATATAAGTGGTAAACAGAGAACAATTCAAGAAACACTTACATCTGATGTAGATATAAACACAGTTATTAATAAAAATGTATTGGAGTATTTATATGAAGAAAACTTTACAGTAGCTAAACAAATTATTGATTCTAAACCAGGAACATTTGCATCAACTAGAGTTACTGGTCAAACATTTAGACATACTGATGAATTTATGAAAGCATCAGCAGACCAATCTATTATACAAAGATTAAGACCAGGTAGAACAAGAAATCAAATAAGAGATGATTTTTATGACACTGTAACTAAAAGAGATGCTAGTGGAAACATAAGACCTGAATGGTGGAGATTTTTTACAACAAGAATATTAAATTTTTCAACAGATGAATTGCATATTCGTGTTGCTAGAGATGGTGTAGAAGAAACACTTAACTGGGTGCAAAATACTAAAACAGGTAGAGAGTATATAGACAAAATAATATCTATGTCAGAAGATTATAAAATGCGTGGAGAATTACTTAAACCAGGTGGTTTAGAAAAGTATGTAAAAGCTGCAGCATATAGAATTGGTCAATTACAAGGTAATCCTAGTCTTAAAATATTTGATGATGCAGGTAATGAAATATTAAATAGATATTCTGACATACTTAAAAAAAGTGACCAAGGAGAATTTCTATTTCATAACTATGAGGTAGATTTGTCACAGGGGTCAAGACAAGTACTTGATTTTATTGCTAATGGTGGATTTATAGATGGTGAAGATTTTGTAGAATATGCAAGAAAAGTAAACATTAATACTGCTAAAAAATCATTTGTAAATAAATTTATGCCATCACTTAAAGAAGCATTTAAGAAAGACATTATAGATTTAGACTTAGGTGCAAAAGAACTAGCAGGAAACATGAACAAAGAGTTTCTGACAGATGGTGTCAATGCACAAAACTTAGGAGAAGCATTAGATATATTTTTAAGAGATGCTTATAGCTTATTACTCACTAAACCATCAGATACATTAAACAGAGAACCATTATTTAAATGGGCATATTTTCATTTGTCCAAAGAAGAAATAGCATTTCTTAACAAAGATGCCAGACAAGAATTAGGTGTGTTTGCTAATAAATGGTTAACAGGTTCTGAATTAAATGATGACATACAAAGACTTGTTCGTGAAACTCCATTAGACCCACAAGAATCTATATTGACTTTAGAAGATATGGACTTACGACTTAAATCAAAAGCATTAGAGTTTGTTAGTGATTTGTTATATGCAAGTACAACTAGACATGTGGCATCAGATTTAGGAAAAACTTATGTTCCATTTCCAGAAATATGGGCAGAAGTTCCTAAGACCTGGAGTAATTTAATAAAGGATAATCCACAAAAGTTTTACAGGGCAAGTTTAGCTATAGATTCTGGTAAAGAAGCAAAACCATGGGATAGTAAAAATGGATTTTTTGAAGAGGACCCAGTTACAGGTGAGTTAATGTTTCATTGGTTAGATGTATTTAATGTTATGACAATGGGTATTCCTAAATTATTAAACAGAAAACTAGGTATTGATGCTGCACCTATGCAACAAGCATTTTTAGGTGACAACTACCAAGAAGAAGGTGTAAGAGTAAAACCAGAAGGTTTTGTGTCTGGTCTTAACTTAGTGTCTGCTAATGGTTATTCACCTGGTTTCGGTTGGTGGGTAACAGTACCATACAGATTATTTAGTAGGCGTTATGGTGTAAATCCACCAGAGTTTGTAGAGGAATTTTTGTTAGGTTCTTTTGGAGATAGAAAACAAAGATTTGGAATACTTGACCAAGTAGGTTGGGCTAGAGATATTATAAAAGGTTCAGATGTTGCAAGAGATGTATTAGATGACCCAGAGTATGATGAAGCATTTAATAGCACAGTTATGGATATTTATACAATGTTATATTACGCAGGTGAGTGGACACCAGATGATGCTGCATCACAAGACAGAGCATGGGAACAAGCAGAACAAGCTGCATCAAATCACTGGTTTTTTAGAGGTGGTGCTAAGTTTGGTTTGCCAACAGGAATACAACCTAGATATGAACTAGAAGATAAAAATGGTAGATGGTGGCAAATACAGGCATTAACTAAATCATATAGCGATATGTTAATAGAAAACGATTATGACTATTACTTAACAACACAAGCATTTATAGAAAAGTATGGAATAAATCCTGTACCACTTAGAGAAAGACAAACTGCAAGAATCGGTAACAGACCAGTTACTGAAGATTCTTATAGATTTTGGTCATCAGTAGAAAATGAAAAACATTTAAATGCGTTTCCTCTTACAGGTATATATCACTTTCCAGATAATTATGATGATGAGTTTTCTTATGAAGGATATTTAAATGCAAATGTAAAATTAAAACCTGCAGTATATGGTGATTTATTAAACCAAACATTATTGCAATTAGAAATAAAAAACGAAAAGAAAAGAATTAAAGAAGCAAATCCTGCTATTTCACGAGATGATTTAACTGCACACATGGCAGCTTTCACAGAAAGAAAAGTACAAGAGTATGGTGTATTACCATTTGGTTCATTAGGAGAAAGTGTAGATACTGCAGACTGGAAACAAAAAATAGTAGAAGCACAACAGTGGGATGATGATGAGTTTTTTAGTCAAAGTCCTACAAACACACCATTACAAGAATATCTAAAAGAAAGAAATAGATGGGTTAGGTTACAACAACTAGGTGGTACATACAAAGGTGTAACTGTTGACCCAAAAAATGTTCTTACAGGTGCATATCTAACAAGTGAAAACAAAGAGTTTGGAGATGCAATAAGAGCTAACTTACACAGTTTTGCTTTAGAATTAATGAATAAGTATTCATATCCTGACTATTATTGGAGTAGTATGTATTATGGCGTATTTTACAGAGAAGTAAACAACAGACTTTATGGAGATGACTAATG